GGAGAAGTCAGCTCCACGTCCAGTAATCGCACCGCCAACTCCAGCTGCGTAGTACTCGCCTCCTTCTCCAGTCTCCCAACGACCAGCGGCTTTAGAATCCGAGCGCAACTCCACATCAGGGAAAACATCTCGATATACCTCCAACTCCATAAGGTTCCTTACCTTACGTCCAAAGCGTACCGCAAGCTCTGCCGTGTGTGTAGTCTGAATAATTTTTAAATCTGGTTTCTTGCCAATTAACCACGCAGGAAGTAAGTAACTTGCAAATTCAGATTTCGTATGTCTGGGTGGCATATTGATAATGATCCGTGAACCAGGGGTCGTGGCCAACTGTTCAAATTTCTTTGCCACCTTTTTATGATGCGCCCCTTCGATAAAACCATCGTAACAATGTTTGACAAAGTTCATAAACTTATTCTGCGCTTTGTCTCTTAGTCCAATCTTTCTCTTTGCTTCTTCTAAGGCTAAAATTTCACGGAGCACGTCCTCTGAAACATTGTAGTTATGCATTTCTAAAAATCCATCTCCATATAGAAGATCTTATAATCGATACGACAGTAAAAATCAATGCTATACCTATGTTCTCTGAAAAACTAGGGTACAACCCAAATAAAGGGAACACGGTCAATTGAATAAGTATCGATAAAATAAAACCACTTCCAACATCTATCACACTATGAAAAAAGTGTTTTCTCAATTATACCCCACACATTCCCTCGTCACATATGTCATTGAACATATCTAACTGGTCTTTGTACGGATCTAAATCTGCCTCTTCTAACGGTACATAAGACTTGTGTAAAAAAACTTCATCCTCTGGTTTTCTCGTAGCGTTGCGTAATGTTCTATCCAGGTCCACCACTTCCTTCCACATTTTCGGATCGTTGTTTTTTATATCTAACCAGAAGTCGTTTGAGTGAAAAGGACAAAAGGTACACGCAGATTTTCTCGGTAACTCATATCCGTGTTTCTTCATCCACTGCATACAGTCGCTTCGATTAAAGCGTTTGTCAAAGACCAGTGGATAGTGGTTCGTGATATATGGTAAACGGCTCTCCTTACAACGAACCATTTCATCTCTCGAAATACCAATGACCATTTCCACCTTTGCGTCTTTAGGAACTCGTTGGTATTTTTTCAAACCTAACAGTTCTCTTATCTTTTGATAAATGGGTTGTATTTTATAGTCGTTGGTACACTGACGCATAGTAAAACCCTTCTTACCAGTTTTCTTATTGATCGTGTACAAAGGTATTGGAAGAAAACTATATTTGTTCGATAACATATCTTCTTTTAAGTCGCCCCTTGTTACAATGTGTATGGGGTATGAAACAATGCCTTTAAGATATTCCAACCAGTCATAAACATAGTCGGGTTCGTTTTTTGTGTCTGCGAATATTGCACAATCGACCATAGGTAGCTCCTTATGGTGGATCATTAATGCTACTGTTGAACTTTGTACCCCTGCTCCGAGGGATAACACTCTGAGAGTTTTGTTTTCCAATTCTTTATCCTTTCTATCTTGTATCATACTCATATTTTTAAATATATCAAATTATATGTCGAAAACACTGCGGGTGGGCGGGTGGGTGCGCAACGCCCCACCGATATAGGTGGTGGGGGGAGGTAAAAATTGTTCGTTATCTTTTTACCTCCCGTCTTAAGTACCTAGTATTTAAAAATTACTAATAAAATGATAGATACAAAAACCCAACCAGAAAATAGTCCACGATACACTAAAGGTAATAAATGCTTTTAGAAACATATTTTCATAAAATCTTGTAATAAAAAAATCATATAATCTTTTTTTCATTATCTTGACTCCTTTTCTATTTTATTAATAATTTCTTCTATTATTGCAATGTACCATTCAAAGGAATTAACATTGCCACAACCAATATTGGACTCAAACCAAATTCTTTTCATATCCTCCATTAGTCCTTCTTTAGTAATAGAATCTTGTAAAATAGATATATTAGTTTTTAATATGTATAAAGCTCCTCTAACATTATCTATTTCTTCAGTAAAGAGAGTCGACTTAAGCGACTCTCTCTCTTGTTGTAAATCTATTTTACTCATTATATTTTCCCTTCTATTTCTAACTTATAGCAAGAGTAAGACTCTACATAAGTATGATTCAAAAGTAATTTTATATCGTTGAAGCTCTTAGAAAATATTTTATTATCCTCCATTTGAGTTTTTACTTTTGACCTTATTTTATTTCTAGTATTAATAATATCTTTTACTAGTTTATATTCTTCAGTCTTTTTAAACTTCTTAAACTTTCTTTCTAATATAATGAGTTTTTTAATGTCTTTTTCAAACTCTATTTTTTCTTCTTTTTTCATAATCTTTCTCACTTTCTTTTTTGTTACATTAAACGTTGATTCGCTTAACTTCTATGAAGTTACAGGAAAAATGAATAAATGTCAATATATTATTCCATTATTTACCATAATAATTTTATGAACAAAAAAGAGATAAGGACTCGAAGCCAGGAAATTATTTCCTGGCGGCAAGATCTTATTTTATTATTAAATAGTCTTTTTATTATTATTGATAATAAAGACCCGACCCCGACCCGATTTTCCCGACCCGAAAAAAAACCCGACCCCGTTAGGGGCCAGGTTTATAGAAAGTTAGAAAGTTTTTTTATTTATTTATTTTTTAAGAAATTTTTTACTTCTGATAATTCTTTAAACTCGGCAACACTTTCTAATATATCGCCTTTATTAGTTACAGGTTTAACAACATAAACTGCTTTTTTTTCATTACTAAACCAAGTGTAACGATCCGACCATTTATAAGTATGTTGTATTAAATAACTTGTTTTACTTTTTTTACTTTGTAAAACTTTATAGTTAATGTCGCCGAAAAATCTTTTATTTTCTGGTGAAAACCATTTTTTGTTTTTTTCTCTTAACTGTTTCATATTCATAATGACTCCTTTATTTTATTGTTGAATATAATGGTATTATATAGTAAAATATATTTTTAATCAAATGAAATAGGAGTCATTATGAATATAAGAGAATTAAAAAAAGACGATATAATTTTATCTAGACAATTATGGGAATTCGGCATTCCATCAGTTAAGGGTAAATTACTAGAGTCACCATTACAAGGAAGGGGAGTCAAAAAAGTAATTCTTATTTACACTTATGGTGAAACTGTAGGAATGTTTAACGAGCACGGGTCGATTCCTATTACTGATATATTAAAAGTAAAAAGAAATAATAATTGGATTAATGTACAAGTTTAAATTTTTTCAATTACTAAGCCCCAGGAATCAATTCTGGGGCTTTTTTTATTTTAGCGGCAACGATATTATTTTTTTATTATCTATTCATTTATATTATATTTACTTTACTACTATAAACTAAACCCCGAACCCCGACCCGAAATAATCCCGACCCGACCCCGACCCGATTAAAAATAATTTTGTAAATATGGGATTTTATGGTACAATGTTATTTTAACAATGATTGGAGTCATTATGAAAATAAGAATAACTTTAAAAAGTAAAAATAAGAAGCTCGGTAAAATGCCGACCACGACAACCGAAAGAAAGAGTTGCCCAGACTCTTGCCCATTAAAAAACGGTGATTGCTACGGCGAAAAATACCATACTTCTATTGTGTGGGGCGAAACTGAAACGGGTTTTAATAAGCGATGGAAAAAAAGTTTTTCCAATAGTTGGGACGATACTATGAAAGCAATTGCAAACTTTCCCGAGTCTGTGGATATATGGCGACATAATCAAATTGGCGATTTACCCAACGACGGCGACGACAACGAGTCAATCAGTAAAGAAAAATTGACTCAGTTAGTAAAAGCAAATAATAATCGCCGAGTCATATGCTTTACTCATAAGCATAGCCGAAAACATCCTGATTTTAAAAATGGTAAAATTGATTATAAAAATATTGAGCTTATTAAATGGGCGAATGAAAACGGATTCTCTATGAATCTTTCGGCGAATGATTTAGAACACGCCGACGAACTAGCAAAGCACGGACTCCCCGTTGCCGTGGTAGTTGACGAACACACAACGGCGACCCCAGATGGGCGACCCGTGGCAATGTGTTTGAATCAAACTAAAGGACTCACTTGTAAACAATGCAAACTTTGCTAAGTTAACACTAGAAAAACCATAG